CCCGGTATGCCCCCGCCACCCGGCGGCGGTATGCCTCCACCCATGTAAGGAAACGGAAATGGACCTCTGGAAACCTCGCGGCAATGCCTCGCTCCGCAACCCGACCACCAACGAGCAAAAACACGGGCAGATTTACAATCCCCCGCGCTTTGCCCAACTCGGCGGTCTGTCCGGCGCAAGCAAGGCAACCCACAAAAACTCCATGACTCTTTCGCGTCCCGGCGACACGAAGAAAGTCATCTAACAGGCTAGGGGATAAGATATGAGTAGCCTTGAAGATGTGTCACCACAACAGCGGGATCAACTCGCTTTGCTGTCCAAGAACCTTTCGGATGATCCCTCTACCCGCAAGGAATTTCTGAAACTCGCAAAGCGGATCAACCCCGACTTGGTTGTGCCGGAAATCGAAATCGAAGAACGAACCAACAAGGTTCTGGAAACGATTCAGCGCGAGAATGAAGACCTCCGCAACTCGCTCAAGGATCGCGAACGCCGCGAAGACCTGGACAAGAAACGGCAGTCCCTCATCAAGCGCGGGTTGGCGCAGTCCGACGAGGACGTTGCCGACATCGAAAAAGTGATGTTGGAAAAGCATATCCCCGACCATGAAACCGGGGCGCAGTATTGGGCTTGGATGAAACAAGCCGCAGTCCCAACGCCAACGGGCTACAACCCGTCCGCCATCAGCAAATTCAACCTGTCCCAGTACATGAAGAATCCGACGATGAGCGCACGGGAAGAAGCGTCCAAGGCGCTGCAAGATTTGCGGTCGAGGCAAAGTCCAATTCGCATTTGATTTGGGGATTCGTCATCGGCTTAATGCCGGTATTCTTTAACTTGATTTAGGAGATTCTCATGCCAATAGGCGGCGGGATTTTACCGGCATCGAATACGACTCAGTACACCGAACTGACGTATATCACACGCCGGGCTTTCATTCCCAAGTTGGTTGTCCAACTCTACAACTCAACCCCTCTCATGGCGGCGCTGATTGCCAACAGTCAGCAAGCCTCGGGCGGCGTGAGCCAGGTCACCGTTCCCGTGCAAGGTGCTGCATTCGTGAACGCGCAATGGTCGGATTATTCCGGCTCGTTTGCCGCGCCCACGGTTCAGCAAGGCGCGTTCAACGCTGAATTCAACCTCAAGCTGATGATTGCCCCTGTGCCGTTCCTCGGCATGGAAGGCATCGTGCAGCAAGACTACGCTGTCATTCCGCTGATCGAAGCGCGGATGAACGATGCGACGAACGTGATGATGGACGCGATGGCAACCGCGCTCTACAACAACACCACGAACACGCAGCAGTTCATTGGGCTTCCCGGCGCAATTGACGATGGCACGAACCTCGCCACCTACGGCAACATCAGTCGCACCACCTACGCATGGTGGAAGTCCAAGGTGTACGCCGCCGGTAACGTGAACCCCACGCGCCAAAACGTCCTCCAGTACATCAGCGGCACGGTGAAGAACGGCGCGGAAGTGCCGACTTTCGGTGTCTGCGGATTCGGAACCTGGACCCTGCTTGCTCAAGACTACGTTGGTCAGGAGCAATATGTCATCACCCCCGGTCACGGGTTCGACGGTGACAGCAACGGTCCGTCTGCCGCCTTCCGCGCCCTGATGGTCGCTGGCGTTCCGGTGTACCCCGATCCGTACTGCCCTGAAGGTACGGTGTACTTCATCAACAGCAATTACCTCTCGCTGTACATTCACGAACAAGGTTCGTTTGTGTTCACCGGGTTTGAATCAACGCTTCCCAACTGGCAAATCGGCTACGTTGGCGCGGTGCTGATGATCGCTGAACTGGTGAGTACGAAGCCCAAGTCGATGACTCGGGTCGGCGGCTACAACTCCATTTCGCTGTAAGGAGAACCAGTCATGGCACTCGGCTTAAACAAAATCGTTCTCTCCGGCAACGGCGTCAACGTCCCCGGCGCGTACCTCCAGTACACCGCCGTTTCCGCAAACAACGCGACTGTGGTGATCCCGGCGGGACTCTACATCATGTTCCCAACGGCAAACGTCACCATCGAATCGGTGTCGGCGTACAACACCAACACGGCTTGCACGACCCCGGCAACGTGGTCAACCTGGCTTGCCAATAACACGGGCGGCTTGATTATCTCGGATGGCACGAACACTCGCGCCAACGTGATCGTCGCAACCGCAACCACCATCACGCTTTCCACGGTGAACGGCGGAACCGCAGTTACTGGCACGTTCAACAGCTAAGGGGATTGAAATGGCAAATCCCGATAGCGTTGGGCAAAACACGCAGGACAACTTCAGCAATTACTTGCTGGGGCGGATTCGTGCAACGCAACTGAACACCACCGGGAATGCGGCTGTCACCATCCCCATTCTCAGCGGTGGGATGACGAACGGGGGCGCTGTCGCCAATTCTGGCGGCATCATCGTCCGGCGCATCACCGTGCAGAACCCATCGGGAAGCATTGCCTCTGCAAACGTGGCTATCGCTACGTCTAACGATGGCAACATTTCCAATGCCGTTGTCGCAAACGTGGTGCTGTCTGCCGTTTCCGCCGCCGGTCGTTATCAAGACCTGACGATCAACGGCGCATTCGGCGCGAACACCACCGTTTCCGGCAACAACACCTCGGCTCTCTACGTCATCGTCAACACCGCATCCGGCAACGCCAACACCGTTGACATTTGCGTGTGGGGCGATGTGGTGAACTTCTGATGTCAACGATCTTTGTAACCAACAACTCCGACAAGCCTTTGCATGATGGGTATGTCGGGGTCAAGTATGTGTTTGCGCCGGGGGAAACGGTAGAAATACCTGTCGAGGCGGCGCGGCATATTTTTGGTTACGGGATCGAAGACAAGCAATCGAACTTGGTGCGCTTAGGCTGGATGAAAACCCAAGAGGACAGGGACGCTGGACTTGAGCGTCTTGCCCTGTGGGACTTGTCTGACCAGGCGCCCAGAAAGAACCAATCCTTATCCCCGTTGGTGGAACGAGTACCCCTGACATCTGTAAAGAAGCCAGGGGGAAAAGTCCTTAACGCTGCCTAACGATTATGGATCGTAAATGTCGCAAAACTTGTCCGGTTACATCACGGAAGTCCGGCGTTTGCTGCATGATGCCACGGGAGTTTTTTATTCCGACTCGCAGCTAACCGACTACATCAACGCTGCGCGGGATAGAACCGTGCGCGACACGGGTTGTCTGCGGACGATCCAGGTGACGAACACTCCCACCCCTCCCGCAACAACCATCAATGGGGTCACGGCAACCGTCCCCGTCCAATGGACTGCAAACACTCTGTTCTCGCTGAACAGTTTTGTTTTTTCCAACATCTTCATTTATCAGGTCACGCAAGCGGGGACTACGGGTGCGACTGCTCCAGCGTACCCAAGCGGGACAACCAACTATCCGCCATCGACGCAATTCCTCAACGGAACTTGCGGGCTGACGTATGTTGGCAACTGTGAGCAGATTCCTTACGCAACGCTGCCCAACGCCGCAAAGACCATCGACATCCTCAACGTCAATTTGTATTGGGGAAACACGCGAGTCCCGCTCGACTACTTGCCGTGGTCAGACTTTAACGCTCGGCTGCGCTTCTGGCAGAACTACATTGGTCGCCCGGTCTGCTTCTCCATTTACGGGCAGAACACGATCTACATTGGTCCCGTGCCGGATCAGTCGTATCAGCTTGAGATTGACACGGTGATCCAGCCGAATGCGCTTGTCCTGAGTGCGCCCACGTTGCCGGATCAGATTGCTGAACCGTACACCTCTGCGGTGAAATACTATGCGGCACACGCTGCAAAATATTACGAGCAGTCTTTTGGGGAGGCGGAAATCTTCAAGCAAGAGTACCTGAAGCAGATCACCCAGGTTCTGAATTCGGTGTACACGCGCCGCATTCCGTCCGTCTACAGTAGCCCGTATTAATCATGGCAGCAGCAGAGCAAAAGAAAAGCTACAAGGTAATCAAGCAATTCAAAGGCTTGAACACCAAGGCGAACCGCACTTCAATTGATGAAGAAGAGTTTTCCTGGCTTGAAAATGTTCAGCCGATTGGATACGGCAACCTGAAGGTCATTCCCACCTCTTCCCCTTACCTCAATAGCAGCAACGTTGCAGTAACGTTTGCAAACACGGTCACGCATCTGACCTCTTGCAATATTGATGTAACTGACTACGTTGTGGTGTTTGAGGCGGATGGCAGCGCGGAGTACGTCAACAAGACAACGAACGTCAAGGGTACGCTTGCCACAGCAGGGACGTTTTCTGGCGCGGATGTAAAGGCAAGCCAATGGAAAAATGAGAGGATGCTGATCCTCGACCCGCAGAAGGGGTATTTCACCTGGGACGGGAACAATGTCGTGTCCGTTGGTTCGTTGGGCATCATTGCAATTACGAACGGCGGCACGGGATACACAAGCGCCCCCACGGTTGTCATTGGAAACCCAACTGACGCGCACGGGCATCTTGCCAATGCGGTTGCCGCCCTCACGGGCAACGCTGTAAGCCTCATATCCATTCAAAACGCAGGGGATGGGTATAGCACACCCCCGCCCACAATAACGATCTCAGGGGGCGGCGGCGCGAACGCTACTGCCATTGCCGGGGTTGTGACCTTTGCGGTAGGTACGGCATCCGCAGTAGTCGTTTCTGGCGGCACGGGATACACCAATGCGGCAAACACGGTTGTTGCCTTCTCGGGCGGCGGCGGGAGCGCGGCGGCGGGGACTGCGGTTCTCGCGGGCGGGCAGATTGCGGGGGTTGTGATTACCAACCCAGGCTCGGGCTACACCAACGCTGCGAACCTTGTTGTGTCTGTCACGGGCGGGGGCGGAACGGGCGCTGTGCTGAAAGGGATTGTCAACACCAACGTCAATGTAGGCATAGCGAGTTTTGCGGGGCGCGTGTGGATTGCTGCGGGGCGAACGATGTTCTATTCCGCCGCCAATTCCTACTCGGACTTTACAAGCGTTTCGGCGGGATCGTTTGTGCTGACAGACTCGACCCTGCACGGCAACATTCAGCAAATCCTTGCCGCCAACAATTTCCTCTACATCTTTGGTGACGATTCAATCAACGTCTTCTCTGATGTGCGGGTTGACGCGACAACGGGTGTCACGCTTTTCTCAAACACCAACCTGAGCGCATCTGTCGGGTCCAAGCGCGGCAACGCGATATTTCCCTACTTCCGCTCGGTTCTGTTCCTGAACGACTACGGCATCTATTCGCTTGTCGGCTCAACGACATCCAAGATTTCGGATGCGCTTGACGGGTTGTTTCCCAACATCGACTTTGCAAGCCCGATCTATGCGGGACAGGTTTTGCTCAACAACATCCTGTGCGCGGCATTCAATTTCCGCTACTACGATGCACAGTTCACGCAAAGCTATCGCTACATCCAGGTAGTGTTCTTTGAGAAAAAATGGTTTATCACTTCTCAGGGCGACAATCTATCTCGCATTGTGTCGATCCCCGACAACGGAAAGATTGATGCTTACGGGGTGATTGGCAATGCCCTGTACGAGTTTTATTCAGACAAAGTTTCGGCGGTCACAAGCAGGGCGCAGAGTGCGCTTATGCCTATGGGTGACAACATCAGGACAAAGCAAGCCCTGAAGTTTGGCGTTGAGGCAACGTCGAGCAATACGTCACCCGTGACGGTCAGCGTAACGATTGATAGCGAGGGTGGCTCGTCTGCCGCCGTTGTGCAGTCAAGCCTTATTGCGTGGACAAACGCCAATCTGCAAACCGTGTCATGGGCGAACAACTCATCCGTTGCGATTGGGTGGGGTGATATTGGGTACTCGCTTTACAAGGCAGACGCGCAGCAGTATGGAAAATACTTGGGCATCACGGTAACATCTCAGAGTCCCGCCTTTGTTTTGAACGGGTTTGAGTTTGAACACGAATTACGGACGAGGTGGTAAATGACAGGCGTACCGAATACTTTCGCCAACGCAACAACGTCGATCCCGCTGGCGCAACTGGATCAGAACTTTGCAACGCCGATCACGATTGGCAATGCAACGGTTGCGCTCGGCAATGCCGTTTCCACTATCGGCAATCTGACGCTGACCAACGTCACGCTGACAAGCCTTTCTGCTGCGCTGACTGCGGCTTATGGCGGCACGGGATTGACTTCCCCGGGCGCGGCAAACAATGTCCTGACATCTGACGGTGCGGGAAACTGGACAAGTTCAGCGGTAACGATCCCCGGCGGATTTGCGTGGCAAGCTGTCAAGACATCGAACTTTGCGGCTGCAAGTAAAAACGGGTATCCGGTCAACACGACGGGCGGCGCAATCACGACAACGCTTCCCGCCTCGCCCACGGCGGGCGACTACATGACGTTTGTTGACTATGCTCGGACGTTTGCAACCAACGCTCTGACCATCGACCCAAGCGGCGGCAAGATCAACTCTGTTGCAAGCACTGCGGTCCTGAACACGAATGGCGCGGCGGTGTCGCTTGTTTATGTCGATGCAACGCAAGGCTGGATTGCCTACTCTGGATTCTCATCGTCCCCGATTGGCGCGTACTCGGCAAGCTATTTGGTTGTCGGGGGCGGCGGGGGC